TAACCATATGCACCAGCAGATGCAATATCAACTAAACTACCATCGTCAATCTCACGAGTAATATCAGTAATAGCTATACCTGCAGGCAATGAACTACCAGCAGATAAAAATCTACCTGTACCTCTAATTGATCTAGCTGTTTTACCTACACCTCTTACAGCTTGTAATGCTTGTCCTGCTTTAGCTGTACCTCTGATAAAAGGATGATATGTTAATACTGTTGGTATTGCCATACCTAAACCATACCAAAACTTTTCACTAAATCCTTCTGGCTTTACAAAATCTTTATTATATTCTGGGCCAAGATCATGTGCAATATCTTTTAAGTAATCTTCAGCATAATCAAATATACTATCTTCAGTAGGTTCAAACCCTAATTTAGTTCTACCCCAATCATAAAATCTATCTAGACCACCAGGTATACTTCCAATTAGTTCTGCACCATGAGATAATCCAGACTTAACACCTGCAAAAAAATAGTTAGGTTTATTTCTAGCTTTCTCTGTTCTAGTAAGTAAATTAGGATCTAGTTCTTCTGGATCACTATTGTATAGATCCATCTTAAAGAAACTATTTTCTGTTACAAGATTACTACCATATCGGTTAGTGTCTATACCAGCTTTAAGATACTCCTTCATCGAAGGATGAAGTTGATCAAACTCTTCCTGATTAATAGTTTGTATGTCCATTAAGTTCCTTTAGAATTAAAGGGATCAAATGTTGTAATAACTTTGTGAGCAGCCATTGATGCTGCAAATAAACCATCTTTTAATAACAAATCACTTAGTTCTTTTCTATTTAATTTTGCAAAGTATTCTAATGCAGTTCCACTACCTATTTGATTTGCATATTTACTCCTAAATAATTTTTCAAAATTTGCACCAAGGAATGGATTTCCACCACCCTTCATAACATTTAAATTTTCATCTAATATACTTTCTGCTGTAGAAGGCTCTACTTGCCAGTATGATCTAGCAACACCTTTTCCATCATCAATTCTTTTAAGACCTTGTTTTTTATATTTATAACCATCTGATTCAATAAATCCAATTGCACCAAGTATTTCTGTTATCTGATCTTTACTAAAGTTATTGTCTCCATCAAATGCACTTGCAACTAAATCTATTTGTTTAGCTGCATCTGTAGGAATAGCATTATTAGATCCTAAAATTAAATCTGTATTTGCTTTAAGTCTTTTTATCATGCTACCTTCTGTTTGATATTTATTACTCCATTGATCAACAAGATAACTTTGATCTATATTTCTAAATTTAAATTTAGCTGATTGGAACATTGGATCTACACCTGATCCTTCAAATACATCTTCAGTTTGAATCTGTGTATCAGTTTTAACATCTTCTTTAGTAGTTGTATCACCACCACTAATACCTACATTAGGTGTACCAAAGTCTTCTTGTATTTTATCTTGAAGTGTTTTTTCTTTTGGTTCCTCTGCTTTAACTGATACATCTGGTTTTTTCTTAGGTATAATAGTATTAGCTGGTGCTAACTCTTCTACCTTTATTGTATTACCATCTTCTTTTTTATCCTTTTTAATTTGACTAATATCACCATCTGTTAGTTTTTTCTTAGGTGTTGGTTCTAAAGTTTCTACTTGGTTAAATATTTCATCACCTTCATCTGGGAAGAATATATTATATACTGATAAGAAATCTTTAAATGCTTTATCACCTGCTCTACCTTCTTCAAACATTTCTCTCTTAGGCTCTATCATCTCACCATCTACAAATAAGTTTTCTTTAATTTGATTAACGTAGTTCTGTGTTACTTGGGGTAATAGTTTAACCGAATCTGGGCTATCTATTAATACTTCTAATGGTATATTTTGTGTATTACCATTAGCTAATTCAATTACAACATTACCTGAACCATCTATACTAGGTACATAACCTTCCATAACTTGTGGTAATCCTATTGAATCTGTATTAACATTAGGGAATACTTGATCTTTATTTTCACCAGCCATAAGTGATCCTGCTTGAGTACTATAAGTATTCATTATTTTATGTGAATCTAATACTATAGTATTCATCTGATCATTTAATTGTTTTCTAGTTTCAGCATCTGGTGCTGCAGCAATTGCGTTAGTTAATTCTGCTATTTTATTAGCATTAGCACCACCCATTGTGTCAATAGCTTTTGCCATAATTCTAAAGTTTAGATTATTGCTATACATAATTCCATCTGTAGGATCAATATTATTATCATATAATCTTTGATCTATAAACTGTGCTCTTGCTACAGCATCATTTGGAAACTGTGCTTTTGCATTTGCAGTTATAAGATTAACTTGTACAAATTGTAAATTTTTAAAACCTGCTTCTGAAGTAGGGTATGTATTTAATATACCAAAACCTTTAGCAGTTAAAGCAGCAACTTTTGTAAGTTCATTTGTAATAGCTTCTGGTGTTGCAACTTCTGCTTCTGCTTCTTTAATATTCATTAATAGTTTATCTGCTTTTGGCATTTTGCTTATTTCAGATATTCTAGCTTGATGTAATTCTTTTTCTTGATTAAATCTATCTTCACCACTTACATATGGATCATATACATCAAACCCCTCACCAGGATTAGATGCCATAAATTTAGCAACATTTAATTTTACTTTATCCATATCTTTATCTTCAAAGATACTTCTATTTTGTAAAAACATAAAATTAGCAAATCTATCTGCTACTTGATCTATACCTAAACCTTCTTGTGTATTTAAACCAAATGCATCTGGATTTGCTGCAAGAATATTTGCTATCTCTTTTCTATTTTTAAATGCTGTTTCTGTTATTAAAAATGCATCATTTTCTTTTCTAAGTGCATCATTTGATGCTGTTGCATTTACTACTACATCTTTTTGTGCAGCTTGATTTAAACCTTCAAATGCACCTATAGTTAAATCTCCTGCAGCACTGTTTGCAAAGTCGCTAAATATTCCCATTCTATTCTCCTAGTTTTGCCATTAAGCCTTTTATATCAGCAGCTTTACTATCTGGCATGTCTAATTCTTGTTTCATTATTTCTTCACTTTCTTTCATGTCTAATTTTCTTTCAGCCATATCTTTATAAAAATCTTCATCTCCAGCATCTTCTAAATTAACTTTAGCTGGTACTTTTGCTAATGATGCTTCACCTGTTATCATCATTGCAACAATTGGCTCTAACAATTTAGCAACATCTACTGTCCATTTACCTTCTAAAAATCCAGAGAAAGTTATTACTTTAACTAATGCTTCAACTGGTATACCCATTCTTAAAAGTGTAAACATTCTTTCCATGTTTTTTTTATTCATTATACTTTCATAAACATAATCAGCTGCTTCTTCAATTGACGCTGTTTGGGGTGCATGTTCCCATGGATAGTTTCCAGGTTCATCTGTTAAAGATTGTCCTGGTATTGGTGCATCAAAAGCATTATCTTCAGGTTCAGTATAAGTGCCTGTCTCTTGCATTGTCTGATTTTTAAACTGATCTATTAACTTATCTAATTCCATTATGCTTTATCCTTTGCTATACTTTTATATCTAGACTTTTGGCTATATAAATATCTTACAGTATTTTGTAGTTGTGCATATTTATAAAATGATGCCTCTTGTATATCTCCAAAACTAGGTTTACCTGCTCTAGATCTTGAAGTACCTATTGGAACTTGTCCACCTAATTGTGTATTGGGATCTCCTAAACTTTCTAATTGACCCATTTCTTTCATATCAGCAGATCTTTCTTTCATATAATCTAAAACAGTTTTAGCACCATCTGCTATAGTTTTAACTGTATCACTACCAATAAAATCTTTAATCCCTTTACCTATATTTACTACACTTTCAAAAAAACTCATAATCCTCCTATAAATCGTTTATAATTGATATTCCAAATCTACCAAGCAACTGTAGTAATTTAGATGTTTTGTCTGCATCTGCTAAATCTAAATCTGTAGATCTTTCTAATGCAGCTATTGCAACATTGTGTGCTCTATTTAATTCACTCTCAGATGAACTATTAACCCAAGCTGCTTCATCTCTCCATTGTTGCCACATAGATGACATAGCAAAGTTAGATAGGTTTAATAAGTTCTGTGCATTTAATTGATTAGTTGCATTAGTAATAGTTGTATTTGCAGTATTAATAGTTCTTCTCCATTCAACATTTGATTGATCAATAACTCTTTGGTTTTGTTGATTAAACTGTTGTCTTTGATTTTCTACTTGTGCATTAAATTGATTTAATACTTGTGCTCTATCTGCATTAGCTTTGTCTACTGCTATTTGATTATTTGCATTTATACCAGATATCTTATTACCTTCAACAACTGCAAACTGATTCATAGCATCTGATCTTGCAGCGTTTTGTAATTTTATTTGTTGTGATAAATTAGAGTAAAATTGATCTACTTGATTTTTGCTATTAGCATTAAACTGTGCTGCAGCATTTGCGGCTGCTTGATCTGATAGTAAGAATGATTGTCTTACATTTAAATTTTGTAATGATGCTTGTTGTCTATTTGACAGATTAGTCATATCCATTTGGAAATAACTATTAGCATTTGCTATGTTAGCTTGTTGTCTGTTACTAAGATTTTGAAATATCATTTGCTTATATGTATCAGCATCTGCTTTTGCTATAGGTATAGAAGCAGTTAATAATCCATCAGCTAGTGCTTCAGCCATCATAGAACTAGAACTTAATCCACGATCAGCCATAGCAGATTGAGTAGCCTTAGCTACACCTCTTAGGTATGCTGGTAGTGCAGATCCAGTTGATAATGATGTTTCAATATCTTGATTAATTTTTGCTAGTTGTCCTTGTACAGTTGCATTTGGATCTACTGTTCCTGTTGCAGCTACTGCGGGTGCAGTTAAACCTGACATTTGTTCAGCTGTCATAGTTGGAGTTGCTCCAGCTACTTGTGCTGCTGTCATACTTGCAGGTGCAGCAGTAGTTTGTTCTGTTGCTGCCATAGATCCAGGTACAGTCTGTGCAGTTATTGTAGGTACAGTTCCTGGTGTTGGAGTAGCAGCTACAACTTGCCCAGTTAAACCTGGTGTTGCCATAGATTCATTAGCTTGTACAGTTTGTAATCCAGGAGTTACAACAGTACCTGTAGGTAAAGTTGGGGTATTTAATAACGTATCAATTACAGAAATAACTTTACGACTTCCTGCTTGCTCTGTAGTTGTAGGTTGTAATACACCCTCTGGCAAAGTTGTAGTATTAGGTGCGTCTGTTAATGCCATGTTTATCTATCTCCCTTGTCTATTATATTTTTTGAAGCTACGCTTCTCCTGTTTATTTTTTGATTTCTTATGTACCCTTGGGCGTTTCTTAGGTGTTGGTCTTTCTTCAAATGACTTAAACTTTCGTGCCATTAGGGTTTAGTTGGCCATGTAGCGTTTGTACATTTAGCAACAGTATCTTTACCATCAGGTAAATCTCTAAGAGCTTGTCTATAGGTTTTCATATCAGATGATATAGCATTACCTTTTTCAAGTTCCGATGTAATTTCCCAATCAGATGCTGCTAAAAGACGATCTCTTTTAGATCTTAGATCCGCTAAAGCTCTAGCAGGAGCTGCATTAGCCCAAGCTGCTTCTTCATTGTCTCTAGCTGTTTCTTCAGCTGCTGTAAATTGTACCCTGTTACCATTTATATTATGATATCTTGGCATTATGTTTCTCCTTAATTATTAATTGTTTTATAGAATTCCGTAAAGGCAAATATCTCCAGCATCTATGTTTCCTGATGACATCTTGAATTGAACAGCATCAACTGCACTTGTAGTATTTCCATATCCAGACATATAAGCATTCCAAGCGTAACTTCCATTGTGAGCATTTGAAATAGAAGATGACATAAAATGTTTAACAAAAGTTGTGCTAGAGGGATTAAATAAATGTAAAGTACCACTTATACTGCCATCATCTTCATCTTGTACACCAGCACCATTTAGTTGTTGAAAAGCTGTGCTTTGTGCTAAATCTCTACCACCTGCATAAGCTAAATCTAAATCTGAATCACCTTCATTGTGATATGCTTCAAAAAATGAAGTAGTTTTTGTTACATTATAATTAGATCCACTATCTGCAGATAAATTAAATGTAAAATTAATATTATCAGTTCCAGGATGCATATTGTTAAATGTAAATAAATATTCTTTATAAGTAGAATCTAATACAACACTAGATGCACCATTAACAAAAGATAAAGTACCTGAACTTGATGCAGTTAGTTTTTTAATAAACACCATGTTACCACCTGCAGCTGCAACAGATCCAAAAGTAGTAGCTGCTCTAGCTCCTCTGTCATTTACTGTAATTAATCCTGAAGTAGGTAATGTCATTATGAGTCCTTTATTCCGTAAAGTCTAATTTGCCCTGCATCTATGTTGCCCTCAGACATTTTAAATTGTATTTCATCAATAGCACTTGTAGTATTAAAGTATCCAGCAGTAAAATCATCTATTTGATAATTTGATGATGAACCATATTGTGTTTTGCATATAAAATGTTTTACAAATGTTGTAGACGATGGATTAAATAGATGTAAAAATCCAGATAAACTTTGATCGTTGTCTGCTCCTAAAGAAGAATTTACAGTTAAATTTTGAAAACTTGTTCCCTGTCCCTGATCTGCACTATCTTCATAACCAAAAACATTAAATCCATTTGATTCATGATTACCAGAACCAAAAGTAGTGGTTGTCATAGTTTCATTAAAGCCACTACCACCAGCAGCATTTCCTTGAAATTGAAATTTTTTTGCATCAGTTCCAGGGTGTATATCTATAAACTCAAACTTATAAATAGGATATGTGTTATCTAATACAACACTATCACTGCCATCAACAAAAGATA